CCTTACAAGGAGCAGAAGCGAGAGCTACGCACCGAGTACCGCGAGCAGGGTTGGCTTAGCACCGACGAGATTCGTGCGGCTGTGAAGGCTTATCGTCTGTTCAAGGGCAAGGTAGACATCGATGATGTTTACGACAACTACAAGGCACTTTCCGGTGCAACTGGAGAGGCAGAGTGATTATCGAGTATCATCGTCTAGATAAGTTCGTAAAGTCACCCACCCGCTCAAATCCATCAGATGCCGGATTGGACGTTTATGCCCACTTGGAGGATCCTGTAACGATTGCTCCCGGTGAGTCCGCCCTAATTAAGACCGGTTTGCGTTTTGGTATTCCACATGGGTACATGCTACAGGTTATGAACCGTTCAAGCGTAGCAGCAAAGCGCAGTCTTGTAGTCGGAGCGCACGTTATTGACTCAGGTTATGATGGAGAGGTATTTATCAATCTACATAACATTGGAGCAGAACCACAGGAAGTTAGGTTCGGTCACAAGATTGCCCAACTAGTTATGGTTCCAGTGGTTCATTTCCGCGCCCGCGAAGAACCTAATGGAAACATTTACGATGACCGGACTCCTATTAGCATTTCAGATCGTGGAGACGGGGCACTCGGTAGCACAGGAGGATAAGTTATGGCTACTTCATTTTTAACAGAAAAGGCACCACCAGAAAAGAAAGCACTCTATGGTGCCCTTGGGGTGTATCCAGATAAGAACACTGCTCTCGCAGAGTTGATTGATAACTCTGGAGAATACGGAAACACTACAAAAGTTAAGATTGAAGCAAGAGGTCATAGCATTATCATTAGTGACGATGGTGCTGGCTTGAACGCAGAGTCTATGGTTTCTATGTTTCGCATCAAGCGTAATGAACACGCAGAAGGTGAGACAGGAAAGTTCGGCTATGGGTTCAAGTCAGCAACCGCTTTCTTGGGCACAGACACAACTGTGCTTGGAAAGCAGGGAGATACATTTACTTGGGGCAAAGCTGAGCCCAATGAAGACTGGCAGTACGAGATAACAGTCGTTCCTCGTGGTGACGTAGATTATGAGAAGTACGAGACTCTATGGAACGAGAACAAAGCAACAAACAGCAACTCTGGAACAGTTATTTTTATTAATTCTTTGAAAGAAGAATTTACTGATGTTGATGCTGCCCATCTTCAAATGTTTGTTTCAAGAACATACGCTATTAATTTTAAGCAAAAAGCTATTGGCGTAAAATTGAACGGCTCACTGGTTCCGTATGTTAAGCTGTTTGGAAACCCACACTCTCCTGAGTTTGCCAAGAAACAAATGACCTTTGGAGATACCTCCTTTGCTGTATCTATCTTTGTAAGAGATAACGAAAGCCAGCACTCTGGGCTCTCCATTGTTAGAAATAACAGGCTTATCGTCAGCGGATTTGGTATGGGTATCCCTGGTATTTCTGAACCAACCATGGCAGAGTATCAGGTTGTTTTATGGTGCGATGACAAACTAGACGAATCTCTAAAAATGACCCCCATGAAGACAATTAGCCCAAATCAGGCAATCAACAGGGCATTCCGTCGCGTTTTCTTTTTCCAATCTGGTTTGTCCAATGAGATTAAAAAGATTATTGAATCTGCCCCCGCCGCAAGCGAAGTACACGTCCCACTAAATCAGCATACAAAGACATTAAATAGTCTTGCCGTGCTTCGAGAAAGCTTGCCAAGCAAGTTTGCGGCTTATATCGAGGAGAGAGAAAAGGCACTTTCATCTAAGCCCGCCCCACCCGCCTCCCAAAAGGTTGGAGATAAATTCATCAGCGTGATTTCAGCGCCAAAAATTTCCACCTCCGCAACCACACCCACCGTCACAACGACATCGACCGACTTCACACAAGGTCTTTTCAACATCGACCTAAAACCCCTCGGCACAAACAACTTTATGTGGGCAGTTGAAGAACGCCTAATCAACAACAAGATACAAATCGTGGTAGTATTCAACTACGATATCTCGTTTGTTCGAGGCATCATCTCGGGACCTCGCAATGAAGTAACAAAAGATTTTATCAACGATGCCATTGCGCAAATTGTTTATTCGAGAATTCAAGTTGACAGCGTAATCGAAACAAGTTACAAGAACACATACCGCAACATTTCGCGGATCAAATCACAACTATTTGGAGGATAAGTGGATAAGAACACAACGCAGGTAATGTTTAGCTCAAAGTCAAACGAGTGGGCTACACCCCAATCGTTCTTCGACAAGCTAGACAACATCTTTGGTCCTTTTACCCTGGACGCTGCCGCATCAGCCGACAACTACAAGGTCGCAACTTACTACACCCAAGCCGACGATTCACTTTCACAGGACTGGGGAGGAAACCGAGTATTCCTAAACCCACCTTATGGAAGAGGATTAAAAGACTGGATTCGCAAGGGCTACGAAGAAGGGCAAAAGAACGATACCACCGTCGTTATGCTCATCCCAGCCCGCACAGATACTCAGTATTGGCATGACTATGTAATGAAGGCAGACGAGATTCGCTTCGTCCGTGGACGTATCAAGTTTGGCGACGGCACCAACTCAGCACCATTCCCGTCCGCCGTGGTGGTGTTCCGTCAATCATCGTTCAACGGACCCCGCATCACTGGTATGGAGAGACCGTGAACCGCGAACAAAGACGAAGATTAAAAAAGAAGAACAAGGGTAACGAAAAATTAGTAAAGAAAATGGAAGCTTTCGAGCACCGTCCCGATAACTGCTCCGCATGTGCCGCCCCATTTGACGCAAAATCAAAAGAACACGCACTAACTTGGCGAGTAGTGGTCCGCGAGAACCCCACACACGTTTCCCTGTTTTGTCCAAATTGTATTCAAAAAGCACAGGAGGCACTAGATGTCAACAACAAAGAGTGATCCGTTCAGCCTCTATAACAATGAAGGTCTAAGCGGTCTTGAAAAAATCGCCCACCGCGAAGCGGTCAACCACCCTTCGCACTACAACGCAGGAAGCATTGAAGTAATTGACGCAATTGAAGATTGGGGACTTGACTTCAACGCCGGTAATGTGGTAAAGTATGTAGCGAGACACCAACACAAAGCTAACCCGGTGGAAGACCTCAAGAAGGCTCGTTGGTATCTCGACCGAATTATTGAAAGGATTGAAAAATGCCAGTAAGCAGAATTAACCGCCGCAACCTAGACCAAATTCTAGGCGGAAAAGTTGACGGCGAACATGAAGTAGTAATCAAACTCTACGGTTCCAATTGTCACCTATGTCATGCACTCAAGCCAAAGTTCGTAGACATCTCTGACGAATACGAAGATGTACACTTCTATGCTTTCAACATGGAAGAGGGCAACGGACTGGAAAAAAAGTGGGGCTTTGAGGGCGTGCCCTCAATTTGCTATGTTCGCACCGGGGGGCTTCGCCCTCGTGTACAATTCATGGAGGATCCGGCGAAGCCTCATAAAGAGACATGGTTTGATCCCACCGGAATACGAATCTTCATAGACAAGAACAGGAGCTAACAATGCAAGAGGCACTAACTTATGATGATGTTCTGCTCATCCCCCGGTATTCCGATATCCGCTCTCGATCTGAAATTGACATTTCAACTGATATGGGGAACGGATTCACCTTGGAACTACCGATCTTTGCGTCACCGATGGACACAATCTCTAATGACTACATGGCGCAGGCTATGTGCGCTGCTGGAGGATCAGCAATTATTCACCGCTACAACGCCCCCAAGCAGCAAGCAGAACTGGTAGCAAATGCTCGCGAACTGGGAGCAAAAAAGGTCGGCTTCGCCGTAGGCGTAACTGGTGATTTCTTGACCCGAACGGAAGCCTGCCTAAATGCGGGCGGAAATTTTGTTTGCGTAGACGTGGCGCATGGGCACCACGTTATGATGAGAGAGGTGCTTGCATCGATTAGACGTGATTTTGGTGATGACCTACACATCATGGCTGGTAATGTTGCAACCTTGGAGGGAATCAACGCCCTTGCCGATTGGGGAGCCAACTCTATTCGTTGCAATATCGGTGGAGGATCTATCTGTTCTACCAGAGTTCAGACAGGTCATGGACATCCCGGCTTACAGACAATCATTGATTGTTCTCGCACCGATCGAGATGTTACTATTATCGCAGATGGAGGCATACGCAACTCTGGCGACATTGTAAAGGCGCTTGCCGCAGGAGCCGACGCTGTTATGTTGGGCTCCCTTCTCTCAGGCACCAGAGAGACGCCCGGAGAGGTCTTTACAGACCCGTCAGGCATGAAGTACAAGACCTACCGGGGCATGGCTTCCAAGGAGGCTCAGATGGAGTGGAGGGGGCGCTATTCGTCGTTCGAGGGCGTCTCCAGCACCGTTCCTTATCGCGGCAAGGTTCGCAATGTTCTTGGTGATTTGGAGCGAGGCATTCGCTCTGGGCTCTCATACTCAGGTGCTCGCACCATTACCGAACTACAAGCCAAGGCTCATTTTGTCCGCCAGACCTCCGCAGGACTAGGCGAGAGCCGAACCCACATCCAAACAAGGAAGTGGTAAATGCCAGACGATCCAAACTACGGAGAAGACATAAAGTCGATCCGCTTTTGGGTTGGTGATGACGATCACGCTCGGCTTATCATAAGACTAAGACACAACAAATTAAAAGTATCTCAGTTTTTCCGTGCCGTGATCGATGGCGTTATTCAGGAAGATCCTAATCTTATGGCTTTTATGGAAGATTATGTTCTTGAACATAAGATCCTAAGCCGCCAAAGGTTTACCAAGTCCCACAAACTAAAAAAGAAAGGACAAGAAACTTTGGAAGATTGGGGTCTGCTTGATGACGCTGAGAAAGAAAACCTATTTGACTTAATCGCAGAGGAGTTCCCCGACTTATGAATAAAAAAGATTTATTGGTATGTGCTCAACAATGCCTTAAAGATAAGGAACGTTGTGGTGCGAGTGGATGCAAGTTCCACATTGATTATGAAGAAGAGTTTAATTGTTCTCTTATCTCGGTCTATAAAAATGGACCCATGTCTTTGCGTGAAATAGCAAAAAGAGAAGGTCTTTCATTCGCAAGAATAAAGCAGATACAAGATAAAGCACTAATTAAATTACAGAAGCGTTTACCAGAAGGCGAAGAATTATTGGCTTCTTCTGGTGATGTAGACTATTTAACATTGAGTTTTTAAGGAGATTTAAAACTATGGCTCGTAAGACACTATTAACAGAATCAGAGATTCGCCAGTTCATGAAGCTAGCGAACATTAAGCCAATTGGCGAAGGCTATGGCAAAATGCCTAAGCCTGGAGATCGCGCTCGCCACGCTGCTGGCAAGCGTGACGAAGAAGAAACAATGGAAGAAGCCGAACAAGAGGTCGTAGAAGAAACTGACGAAATGACTGAAGAGGTAGGCGATCTTGGTCAAGAGCTTCCCGTTGAGGAACAGGAAGAGATGGAAATGGACATGGACGCCCCAGAACCTGCCCCCGAGGGCGGCGAAGAAATGGACATGGAGATGGATGCCGACATGGGCGGTGACATGGAAATGGATATGGACGACGACATGGGCATGGACGACATGGGCGGCGACATGGACGGCGGTAAAGAAGAGCAGTTTGCTGACATCGTTGACAAACTCGCAGATCTACTCGGTCTTGACGCCGACGTAGAGGTCGGTGAAGATGAGATGGAAATGGGGGGTGAAGCAGGAGACGTAGAAGGTGGTGAACTAGAGGTCGATGCCGCTCCCGAAGGCGAAGATGACGATATGGGAATCGAGATGGAAGATGACGAGGAAATGGGCGAAGAAGA